CGCCATTGCGCCATCTACAGATACCGCGACCCGCCCTGGATTGAGCACGAATCCGCGAATGGGGGGATAGCCCGCATTGCCGCTGGATTGCAGAGACAAACCGAATAGCGTGTCCTCTCCGTGTGTCCCGCCGTCCTGAAGCTCGGATGATCCGACATAAAAGAATCGAGCCTCATTCCCGACGCCGACTACGCCGTCGTTATCGGGAAACATCAGTGTGAATGGGATGTCGAGGTCGCCCCAATTTGCCGTGAGCTGTGCGCGGTTCTCAGGGGAGAGATACCCGGCAATTGCAACGGATGCCTTGGGCAGCCCGTGCCCGAATCTTACGGACAGGTCACCGAATGCATTGCGCGGAAGTTGCGCTTTGTTCAGGGATAGCGATACCTGATTTGATTCGCCGGTGAAATCGTACCCGGCAACAAAGATGCCGCAATCTGATAGAAATTTAACGCTCATGGTTGTTCCTCAATTCTTGAAAAGTATTCGCCGCAATCATTGCAGTGCATGCGCGAGCCGGGAGGCGTTCCCATTGTTCCAACATCCACGGCATGCTCATGCCGACATATGCCCGAGTCCTCGGAGTCGATGAGCGCTTCGAGCAGTTGCACCATTGCCGAGCATTGCGCGTGCAACGCGATCAGTTGCTTGGTTGTGTCGGGCTTCACGGCTTCACGTACTCGATTAGGAATTCCTGTATATACCGATGCTCGCCTTCCGCCGGATCGTAGGGAGACTCGCGCCCGATATCCAAAAAGCAGTTCTTGATTTCCACTCCATCCGAAGTGCCTGCGTAGTTATCTAGCGCCGCCTCGATCTGGGCGGCTACCGCTTTTGCGCTCTTGCGCGTGGATGCCCATGAATCGACCTGATACCGCGCATGGCGTATTGCCAGCGTGCAGCCCATGGCATGAGGAGCCAGCGTGTCTATCTCCTGATAGGTGACCAGCGGATAGGTCGGATTCTGAGGCACAGGAGGAGGATAGATCCTCGTTCCTATGAGTGCCGTTAGCCCCGCATACGCGTCAAGGCGTGCCACGATTGCACTATCGATTGTGCCCATTACGCGCCCTGCACCCTTTTATCGAGATCCATGGCGATGTAATCAGTCGCGAGCTGTAGCGCCTCATCGATGGTGGAATCGAACACGGGCCGTATCACTGGCCGCGCCGGTTGGAACTTAGTTCCCATTTCTCTGAAATACATGTAATAAGCCATTCGCTTTTCATATCCGACCAGCAGCGACACATTAGCGTTGATCTCGCCCTGATACAGACTCTTTCCCTTGCGCCGGTAGATGATGACGCTCTTCTTTGCCTGACCCGGTGGATGCCATAATTTGTGTCGGCTCGTTTTGTACTGCGATTGCGGCGCTTCAAGATCGTCGTATCGGATCGGCGTCTTGGCTTCGATCCTGTCCGCTAGTAACTGAGCGCCCTTGCGCAATGCCTTCGGATACACTTCATCCGCTTCGATGCCGGGATAGATGGCCTTGATTTTATTCATGAAGTCAGAAAGGTCGATCTCGCCCTGCGCCATTAAACCGCCTCCTCGCAATTCATGACCAGCCAGCGCCCGCGCTCGTCAAGGTTGCGAGCGGTAACAATTTCAAATTCACGGTCGCCCCAAACGATTTTCATTTTCGGCGTGATGCCCTCGCGGAATCTAATAGTGATTCGATGTATGATGCTGGCCGACAGTCCTTGTGCGACGAAATCTTCTGATCCGTTGAGGGGGACAATCTCCGCGCGCGGGTGACAAAGCGTTGCCCACACCTGCACGACACTTCCGTCGTCGTCGCGAGTCTCGGTCACATGCTGGATTGCAACTCGGTGACGGAGCTGTCCGATTTTTATTGCCGGAGCTGGCATTAGATTGGGACGATCCTGTCTTGCCAGAGCAGGGATTCAATCGCCTGCTCAAGCGTGTTGGTCACAAATGCCCGTTCCGCGTCTCCGCGATTCTCGTAAAGGTCGGAGATCTTGAGCAGGATTGCATTCTTCATGTTTGGCGGCACACTGCCAGCGTTGCCATATCCGCAAACGAAGCGGATCTGAACGGCTTGGATTTCGTCGTATGTCGACGGCCACGATATCCCATAGGCCAGCGAGACGCGCCCCGGCTCCCCCACTGTATCCACGACGTAGTTCGTTGCCGCCCATGTCTGCAGCGCGCCTGCGGCGTCCTTGTATTTCAGCGTCGTGACACTCTGCAGTGGCGGAAATGGCAGCTCGATATAACCCGCGCGCGGAAACGAATCGAGATAGAAATCCCACGTCTGGGTGATCAGCGCCCGCCCGAGAAATCCCTCGCAATGACGGCGGGCAGCAGCGATGTAGCCGTAGAGGAGTGCGTCCTCACTGGTGTCGTCGGTATCAACGCGCAAATGCAGCTTTGCCTCTTCGAGCGATATTGGCTCGCTCGACGGCTGTGCATAGATTTTCGATGGCATTTAGCTATCCGCGTAAAAGATGATTGTGAATTGTGGGTCCGCGTGATCCTGAATCGGGAAGTGCTCAGTCTGGCCGGCAGATGTCCGGATAAACCACGCGGCATATTCTCCGGCGGTGTCAACGTCGGCCGCGGCCCAATCGTAGCGGACCTGTGCCGGAGTCAAGGTCAATGCATCACCGCGTGAGACAACGGCTGCCGCGGAGTTGTTCACCTTGACCGTTCCGTCACTGATGAGCACCATTCGGAATGCAACGGTCTCGGCGGCGCCAAGAACTATTGGCGTTCTTCCATCTGCTTCGTAGAGATCGGCCAGTAGCGATACCAGCCGATCCCCAACATGGAATGAGCGAGTGATCATTAGGTTGCCATGCCTGAGAGGGTAAATACTCCATCCGCATGAATGCCAACGGTAAGTGTGTTGCCATCGGTCGCGGTGACATCGGCAGGGGCCGTATCGAGCAGGCAGTAGCAGAGCAGCGCCTTGGTCGCGTGCGTGTCGTCATAGATAACGGCAAATCGCGCGGTGATCGGCCCCGCGTTGGCCGTCCACACGACATCGTCACAATCGAATTTGACCGTGCCGCCACTGCGCAACCATTGATTAGCGGCTGTAATTGTTCCGGTGCAGGCCTCACCGCCCGTGGTGTAACCATTACCGCTGGCGTGCTCATTGGTGAGGTCTCCATACTCATCGTGTGTCAGCGTGGCACAATTCGACGTGGAGAGAAAAAGGGCCATTTTAAATTCATGACCGTCGAGATCGATCGCTCCGTCGCCGATCCATTCTTTAGCTTGTTCATACATGATCCAGTTGCCGGCAGCCATGATTTATGCTCCTTTCACCCCGATTTTACCGGGCAGTGGAGTGACAACCACTCCGCCGTTGCCGGGCTTGGGCACAATGCCGATAACGCCGCTTTTGATCTCAGCGTTTATTTCGGCCAGTTTCTTTTTGGCATCGGCAAGCTCAGCCTGCCTGGTCGCGATCTTTTGCGTGAGCAGGACGATGCGTTCCTCTTGCTTCGCCTTCCGTGCAGACTGGTATTCATTCCACTCGGCCGCCGCCAATTCCTGGCGGAGCTGAGCAGAGGTTTTGGTCTCCGCCATGGTATCCTCCGTTAGATTCCGATTATTTTTATTGCAGTCTCATTCGCCCCGAAAAGCCTTGCGGGGTTTCTGTTTGCGCCGAGTAGCCGCACGGGAGTACAAGTGCGGGTCCATGAAATCAGATAGCCCTTTAGATCGGGAGCCTTCCCCGTGAGCAGCAGTGCTCCCGTACCGGGCGTCACGGTTATTGCGCTTGTCGATGATACGATTGCGGGATGACCGGTCAGTGAGAGCGAGCCGGATCCTGGACGAACATATGCGTGCGCCGTGGTCGATGGCGTCGGCGCGTATCCGGTGAGTGAGAGAGTCCCGGTTATTGGGGCCACAGAAATATGCGCGGTAGCCGATACATCCGGTTGCTTCCCGGTAAAGCTCAGCGTTCCCTTGCCGGGCAACACTTCCTTGCTATCTCCCATGCTCACTGTCGGTATTTTCCCGGTAAGCGCAAGACTGCCCATGGATGGCAATGCTTCAACATGCGCCGTTGCTGTGGCTGTCGGCAGATTGCCGGTAAATAGCAATGCTCCACTCGGGACTATCACCGCCTGATCACCCGAGGCGGAAACGCCGGGCTGTTTACCGGTGAGCGCCAATGCTCCCTTACCTGGCGTGACAGATTGATTCCCGCCCGCAATCGCAGTAGGAGTTTTCCCGGTGAGTGTCAACGTTCCAGTGGGCACAACGACCGCTTTGTTTTCCGTGATCGCCGCCGTGGGAGCTTTGCCGGTCAATGACAGTGCACCCTTGGCGGGAAACACTTCAACATGCGCGGTCGCGGCAACTGTCGGAACCTTACCCGTGAGAGATAGCGTGCCACGTGAAACAGTGACGGATTGATTACCACTCACAGATATCGTCGGAGCATGTCCCGTGAGACCGAGCGCCCCCTTGAGCGGATAGGCCACCTGAGCTGCATCCGCATCCCACGCGCTGATGAATCCCTTGATTGCCCCGATACACCGATTGCTCTCACCCGGTGGAAAATAGCTTGGCCCCATTTCAATAATAAATGACTCAATCCCCAGGCTATTGGTATGATTGACCATTTCGCCTTCAAGTTCAGCTTGCGCCCAAGAATATGCCGAAAACCCATCAGCGCCCATGTAGGCATCAACTATGGTTTGGCGGCCCGAATATTCCGATGCTGCCGCATACACCATATTTTGTATTTCGTGGATATCCAGGTGATAATCGGGAGCATAGGTGCTGATCAGGTCAATTATTACCTGCGTTTCCGGCTCGGATTCGGCCTGTGGGCCGCGATATTTTGAAGCTGCCGGATCCGAACTGGAATCTCCCCCACCCCATCCCGTGGTGAAATTCCGGTTTATATCGACTGCCCTCGGCCACGGGTCAAGGAAATCATCGGTCGTGTCATTGTCGTTTTTGCGCGTAGCCGCTATAACTCCATCTGGATTCACAATCGGCAACACGACGAATCGATAGCTGGTATAGAGCGTAGGATTGGCCGCCATGTACCGCAGAAAATCCAACACGCATCTTTGCGCGGCCGGTTCATTTCCATGTACCCCGCTGTTTATAAAGATCGTTTTGGTGTATCCAGTGGGATTGATAATCACTCCGTTTATCGAGTTTCCTTTTGCGGAGTCTCCGAAGTCAACCGCAGTCCACCCATTTTCGGTAACCAGAGTAGCGATTGCCGTATTCATCGCTGAATTGGTTACCGTTGCGCCCGTGGTCACAAAATATGTGACGTACGATTGCCCCTGATCCACTCTAAGGGCGTCGATTTGTTCGGCGGAATAAGCTGCACCGAAAACAGAAATGCAATCTTCAATACCATAAAGGAAGCTGCCCGGCGTGGTTGAATTGTAGCTTGAGCCAATCGCCATTGGAGCCGTTGTGATAGAAATGTTGTTCGTAAATGTCCCCGAATATCCAGCGGTAGATGTTCCATCCCACACCCTGCCGATGTAAGCCTTGGTCGCGTCGGAATAAGAGAATCCGATGTGATAGGACTTGCCCAGAACGAATGAGCCGAGGGATTTAGCCTCAGACAGAGTTCCATT